GGACCCAACAGAAAATGTTTTGGCACAGTGCAAGAAGGGAGTAGAAAAGGATGAAGAAAAGGTTAGACGCAGTTGTAGCAATTGGTGGTCGTATGGATGTAGAAGTAAAGCCCGGAATGACTAAAGAAGAGTTATTCGAGCAGGTTCGAGAGTACTGGGGGTTGGATTTGGACAAGACGGTAGACCCGTTTGTAGTTGTGCACGACACGGTCATGAACAAGCATCGGATACTCGATGATGATGAAACATTGGACACAGTGTCTTGTTGTGGTCGTTACGTACTTCGTGTGGTTCTCCCGCTTCAGGACTTGTCATGATTACGCCGGACAGTTATTGTAATGTTTGCGAACATAGGTATAGTTGTGAGAAGCTGGAGCAGTTGTACGAATTGGAGAAGAAGCTGACTGTGTTTATGTTAGAGCATCAGCCAGCAGATGTAGAAGTAGAAATGAACGTAGCTATCGTTTTCTGTGCACTAGATGAAGAGAATGCTTATTAAGAAGCGGCGTATAACCATACTAATGGAGTTGGTTGGGGGTGGTAGGGTGTGAGCATCTACGAAAATAGACAGATTGTTTCTATATTGGATGAGCTAACGAAAACGCTAACGCCAGACGATGTGGCTTTGCTCCAAGCCCTGCTGAAACAGTCGGAAGGAAATGAATTAGATACGTTGATGGATTTGATGGGGTACACGTACCAGCATAAGCCAGTTGGGGTGCGGGAGTTTGTTGAAAGCCCCCGCTACCTCGGTTTAGCTGGTCAGGTTTACCCCGTTTTGTTAGACGACTTGGAAGAACTGTTTGAGGGGGATTACGTCGAAGCGATACTGACGGGCGGGATAGGCTGGGGGAAAGCCTTGGGTTTAGATACAAGAATCCCGACACCGACAGGCTGGACTACGATGAAAGACGTGTCTGTAGGCGATTATGTGCTAAGCGATACGGGCAAGCCCTGTAAAGTTATTAATGCTACAGAAGTACAGTATGGCCGTCCTTGTTACAAGGTACTGTTTTCAGACGGTGAGTCTGTTATTGCCGATGCCGAACATAAATGGTTAGTATCTGCTTGGAGAGACAGGGCTAGGGCTTCAAGGCGAGGTGTAGACCCAGTACAACGGGTAGTTACGACTGAGGAAATGGCTAAGTCTTTATGGCACGGAAGGATGAGGAACTGGGCAATAGAATTGTCCAAGCCCATTGATTTGCCAGAGAAGGATTTAGTTGTGCCCCCGTATGTGTTGGGTGCTTGGCTTGGTGATGGAGCAGCAGATGGGGGTGTGATAACATGCCATGATTTAGAGATTGTAGAAAAGATTAGGGCATGCGGTTATATCGTTAAAGAGCACAAAGCAACGCCAGGTCGATTTAGTATATTAGGTTTGAAAGTACAGTTGCGTGAATTAGGCGTTTTAGGGAATAAGCATATTCCGATTGAATATTTGCGTGGTAGTATTGAACAAAGAACTGAACTGCTTTGTGGTTTGATGGATACTGATGGCAGTATAGAAATTGGAGGTAGGGTAGAGTTCACGAGTACGAACAAAGTTCTGGCAGAAGGAGTCTATGAGTTGGTTGCTAGTCTAGGACACAAGCCTGTGTTTAGTAGCGGCAAGGCAAAGATAGGGGGTAAGTATTGTGGTAAGAAGTATAGAGTTAGGTTCACGCCAGATGTTCCTGTATTTTGTCTGAGCAGAAAATTAAACAGACAGCGAACGCCTGGGAAACAAGGTTCTCGGAATAAGAGGCGTTACGTAGTAGATATTGTCCCTGTAGAGAGTGTGCCCGTTAGGTGTATAGAAGTGGATTCGCCCTCGCGCTTGTTTCTGTTTGGTAGAACGTTTATTCCAACGCACAACAGTACCTTCGCTGAAATAGCGATTTGTCGAATGATTTACGAAGTCTCCTGCTTCCGCAATCCCCAAAAGGTGTATGGATTACGCCCCGGTTCAGTCATAGCTTTCATCAACGTCTCGGTGAACAAGACTAATGCTAAGAAAGTAGTGTTCCAAGGCATTAAGTCTACAGTATTGAACAGCCCGTACTTTAGGGAGCAGTTTCCGATTGTAGCAGATAAGGCGGAGGAATTGAGGTTTCCGAATAACGTTTGGATATTTCCAGCCGCCGCAAATGAAAGTGGGATCATCGGTTACAACGTTTTCGGTGGTGTCATGGACGAAGTGAACTTCATGGCATACTCGGAGAAGTCTGCGGTTACAGGTGGTGAGAAATACGACCAAGCACAGACATTGCAAGAAGCTTTGTTGCGGAGGATGAAGTCAAGGTTTATTAAGCAAGGCTCATTGCCCGGAATTTTGATACAAGTGTCGTCAAGTAAGTACCCGGACGATTATACGGAGCGTAGGATTAAGGAAGCGAAAGATGACCCGCAGATATTTGTTAGGCGTTACGCCCAGTGGGAGACGTACTCGCCTGAAGTTCGTAAGCAGAGGTTTTCAGGCAAGATGTTCTTCGTCACGTTAGGGAACCTTACGCAACGACCGAAAATGCACGAGGACAAAGAAACAGCAGAACGAGTCAGTGCTGAGGAAGGGTGCGAGTATGTGGAAGTTCCGATAGAGTATAAGAGGGACTTCGAGCGGGACATTGATCGAGCTATTCGAGACTTGGCTGGTAGACCTACGCTTACGATCACCCCGTTCATTACGTACAGGTGGAAGGTTCGGGAAGCCATGGACAGGGGCGAGAAATACGATTTGGTTCATCCGTATTCGTCTGAGTACACGAATCTGAAAGACGGTGCTGTATTTGAACCGAAGAAATTGCTCCTGCCTAAGTATGCAAGTCTGCTGGACCAATTGGACAAGGGCACGGAGGAATGGAAACGGGTATCCGATGTGTATAAGCACTTACGCCACAGCCCACGGTTCATTCATTGCGACTTGGCGTTGACAACTGATGCCGCTGGTATAGCCATGGGTTTTGTCTATGATTACACGGAAGTAGTGCGAAGAAATGAAGAAGGCAATGAGTTTAGGATTAAAGTGCCTGTTATTATGATAGACTTCATGCTCCAGATACGTGCGCCAGAAGGTGGCGAAATAGAATTAGCTGGTGTTAGAAATCTGATTTATGAGCTTAGGTCCTACGGTTACCGCATTAAGAAAGTAACGTTTGACCAGTTCCAGTCCGCAGATTCGATGCAGATTTTGCGAAACTCTGGTATTGCCACAGAGCATTTGTCGGTAGATACGAACCCCGAGGTGTATGGTGCGCTGAAGGATGCGTTGTACGAAGACCGACTGATTATGTACCCGTACGAAATTGCATATAACGAAATAGTACGGCTTGAACGAAATGAACGGACAGGGAAGGTTGATCACCCGCCCCAAGGAAGCAAAGACGTGTCTGATGCGATTGCGGCTGTTTGTTACCATTGTGTGAATGAAAAAGATTTCGTTCCGCTACCGCCACCGATGCTTGGTGTACTGGAGAAGCAGCTGACTGTGGAAGAAGAAATAGAAAAAGAGATGTTCATCCCCATTATGTGGTAAAGGAGGTAAGGGTTTGGAAGGAAAAAGCTGGTTCCAAGAACAAGTTATTGACCGTGTGACCGCTGTGTACAACGCTTTGGCGAAACGGTCTTTGCCTCAAGGAGACACGTCTGCAGATGAAGCGCGAAGAAGAGGTAGACCTACGGATATAAGTCCGTTTGGGACTAGTGCGTACAACTGGTATCACGAACAGATTCAGATAGCCCAGAATAGAGACGGTAAGTACAAAGAGTACGACCGGATGGATAGGGAGTGTCCAGAAATCAGCTCTGCACTGGACATCTATGCCGACAACGCTACGAAAGGCGATTCCGATTCGGATGAGGTTCTTGTAATTGTCACGGAAGACGAACTGGTCAAAGACATCTTTAACGAGGTTAAGAAGAGGGTTAAGCTTGACCAGATTATTTGGCCTATTGCCCGTGATTTAGCTAAGTATGGCGAGAAGTTTGAAGAAGTGGTTGTGTACAGCGATTTAGAAGTACACTGCTTAAAGCACTTGTCGAACCGGAGCATGTTTGTAAACCTAGACGAGTACGGACGACCAGGTGGAAAGCCTTACGTCCAGATTGACCCCGACACGCAGAAAGTGATTGCTCAGTTTGAAGAATGGCAGGTTCTCCACTTTAAGTTGGGACGGAGTAGGGCAACAGCATACGGTGTGGATGGTTCTGTTTTGCACGCAGTTCGTAAAACGTACAAGCAGTTAAGTATGATGGAAGATGCTCTTGTACTAGCTCGTTTGACACGTTCGCAACAGAGATATGCACATCTAGTTGACGTGGAAGGGTTAGAACCCGGCGAGCCGACCATGGAATACCTGCGCATGGTTAAGAACGAGTTGAAGAAGAGAAGGACGATTGACCCACGGACAGGCGAGATGGATTTAAGTTATAACCCGTTGTCCATGGAAGAAGACATCTTCATTGGTACAAAGCCCGGTAGTCCGGCAGATGTAAAGGTGTTGGAAGGAAGCAGTAACTTGGGAGTTATTGCCGACATCGAGTACTTGCACAACAAGTTGTTCTCCGGAATTAAAGTACCGAAAGCGTACCTCGGCTTTGAACGAGATGTTAATGCTAAGGCTACGCTAACAGAACAAGGCGTGCAGTTTGCTCGAACAGTGCGTAGGATTCAGATGGCTTTGTTGACCGAGTTCCGAAAGTTTGTCGACTTTGTATTGACTACGAGAGGGATTGACCCAACAGAAGTAGAGTACACGTTAACGCTACCGCCCATTTCAATTGTGGACGAACTTCGTACGTGGGAGATTGAACGCATCAAGTTAGAAATTGCTTCTATGTATGGAGGTTTAAGTGTTAGTACTCGCTGGATACTCGTTAATTTGCTGGGGATGACTGGTGAAGAAGTTGATGAGATTATAGGTGATTACGAAGACCCAGATTCGATTGATAACAAGTTTATGGACTGGAAGCTAAAGAACTTGAAGAAAGAGATTATTGTTGATGCTCAACGG